CAGGATTCATACCAGAACCTGCCATTAGATATTTGAAATCAGCAGGGTCAAGGCCACCCAAGTGACGGAAATTGTAATAAGGCGAATTTTGGCCTGTTTGAGAATCGTAATTTCTAAAACCTGCCATATTGGCTGAAGTCGGATTCCCAGGAAAACCATCAAAACTCGGCATACCTTTCATTATCTCACCAGCCGCATTGATATTGTCTACATAATTTGACGTGTGATATCCCGCCTTTTCAGCCTCTTCAGCGATAACAACCATGCCATCAGCGACTGCCTGTATCCAAGTTTGGACATCCTCGCCAAACATGTCCTGAAATAAACTTTCGTTTTGTTCAGTGATGGCTACAAGACTTTCTGTGCTTCCTATCAACCCTTGCAACTCTGGGCTTAACTGCATCCCTATTGCTTCAGATAAAGTCGTGAAAGCAGTTATTGCTTCGTCGCCAGCCATTTTCATTGCGGCTTGGGACTCTGCAACTTCTAATCCGCTTTCCATTAAATCAACTTGGGCTTTAGCCACAGGACCTTCTGAAGTGATTACTGATTCGTAATCTGCTAAAGCATCTTGTGCGTCTAATAAGGCCAATTCCAGATCTGTCTGGTGACCTTGCCCGAGACGTAACGCACGTTCTGCGTCTCTTACATCTCTTTGTAATTGTGCTTGTGTCAATCTTTCACGCCGTGTAACAACACCACCGGTACCAAAATCTCGTGCGGCTTTCGCAAGAGCCCTCTTTGCATCAGCAAAGTCTAAAGCGGCTCCCATAGCGTTTGAGACTGCCCCGACTTTGCCTTTCACGTCAGAAATAATGTTTTCGACTACTTGACGGATAGCGTTTCGAGGTTTTTTCTGATCTTCAAGAATCCCAAGGGCGACACCTGCAACCAAAGGGCTACCTAGTTCTCTAGCAAACAATTTAGATGGAGAATCTATTTCCCCTTCGTCTCGACCAGCATCCAGAATCCCTTGGATCTGTTCCCGCATAACACCTGTAACTTCTTTTCCTCCAATAATGACACCGGCTGACATTCCTCTGAAAAAATCGGTGCCCATAACTTCCCCAGCAGAGAAATCGAGAATGCTTTTAGCATTATCTAAAGCATTATTTAACCGAGTATTAAGTTCATTGGATAGCGGATCGTTTGCTCCAGCAGCCAAAGTTTCTTGCAAGGCACCTTCAGTACCCATACCTATACCGTGCAACAAATCTGCCATAACATCTTCAGCGACACCTAATGCACGGGCTTCGGCTTTAAGAACTTCAACCATTCCAAACACAGAATTTGCTGCTTCTTCTGCCGTGAATTCGCCTGATGCGATCATCGTCGTACCGGCTTCTCTCATCTCTTCTATCGCATCAAGAAAAGCGTTAAGAGCATCCGTCCCTTCTCCACCGAACCCGTCCATTTGCCCGCCAGATTCGAAAGCGGCTTCCCCAAAGTCTTGTATTGCTTCGTTGACATTTCCTTGGACTCTGGCTAAAGCAATACCTCGTTCAGTTAACAAATCGAAACGATCACCAAACACTTTGGCTTGATCATCTGCAACACCCATACGGGCTTCCAAAAGTTTGAAAGCGTCCCCTACGCTTCGAACTGCATCTGGACCATCGTCTCCGAGATCTTCTAACTCTTCATTTACTGCTTCAAGGTTGCTAATAGCCTTATCCCGAACCAAGTCGAACAAAGTAATGTTCCCGTTCATAACTTGTCGCATCTCACCGTGAGTCAACGTGGCTTGGACTCTTTCCATCTCATCGGCGAGACGGTGCCACCACTTGTCCCCACCGAACTCCCCTGTAAGCATCTTAGATTCCTCACCTTCCATGAGGATTTCCATCATTCGGTCGATGCTATTGATGTCTTTGCCCATGTCCTCGGTGAAGCCATCAATTCTGTGCAACTTATCTGCAAAGGCTTTATCAACCAAAGCCAACATGGCTATTTCTTCGTCACCTTCAGCGGTATCTCTTATAGCCCCACGAATTTCGTCAATAATGTTGAACGCTTCACGGAATCTTCCTGCATTCATTTTTTGCAAGAAAACTTCAACGGGACCAGATAAGGCTTCTTCAATCCCATCATCATCTTTGGTCTGAACAAAGTCTGAAAGATTCAAACCAAAACCTCGTTGGCCTCTAGTTAAACTTTGCCAATCCTCAACCAAATCTTTGGTCTGATCCATAAGTTCATCGCCGATTCCACTCATTAATGCTCGGATGTCAGCGTCAGCAGCAAATTCGCCGCCACCTAAAAGTTGTTCAATAATTTCTTTGGTTGTAAGCCCTTTACCAAAAATTTCAGGCGTGAATATGTCATCAGCCGTTTCACCAAATTCTTTTTCGATAGATTCAAGAACAGCCTCAATTGCTTTTCTGTTTTCTTCTGTTACCCCTTGCCCTTGGAAAACAGAAATAAGTGAACGAGTAATGGTTGATGATCCTTCAAGGTCACCTATGTCTCTTGCTTGTTTAATGATGTCTTGGAACTTGGCCATAAAATCTTTGGCAATTTCTAATTCTCTAGAGGCTTCTCCAACTTCACGAATTGCGTCAGCAAAATCGTGCATTGGTTTAACAGCGAGCATGGCGACACCTTTAACGTCGCGAATTTGACCTTGAGCATCTGCAAGTTCGTGCGCTGCTGTTTTTGTTTCTTTCCCGAAAATCCCGAGATGTTTCGTAAGCAAAGCAATACCTACAACTGCTGTTATGCCAAGGAACAGCGGATTTTTCAACAGCGCTAAGGTTAAACCGTTTGTGGCTTTTGTCATCGCAAATGTTGTGCCAATTGCCTTACCTGTAGCGAGTTGGTAAAAGACCATTGCTTGGGCGGCTCGACCCGCGACAATAAGCAATAAGCCCATAGCGGTGGCTAATCCACCCACTGCGATAACCAATGTGGCAAATACAGGATTGCCTCCGATGACTCTAAATAAGAATGAAATAGTGTCAAGGAATTTGGTGACGACGACCAACAATGGTGTCATCGCTTCACCTAATTCAATAAAGGACGTTTTCATTCCTTGCATCGCCTTATTGAATTTGAATTCAGCAGTTTCAGAAACTTTTTCAAACGCTTTATCAGTATCTCCAGCACTGTTTGCTAGAGAAGCGAAAATAGTTTCATTTTCCTGCAAGTTCTCACCGGTGATGTCCATAGCACCGGCCAAAGCACGGATATTGGGGAATATGTCGGCAAAGGCTTGTTCGTTGTCTTTAGATAAATCACGTAACCGTTTCAAAACTGCCAACAGGCCATCTGATCGTGCCTGGTCAGCCAATTCGCCTTGTGCGATACCCATACCTCTCAAAGCCGCTTCCGTCTGACGTGAAGGGTCAAGAATGGACTGCATAATCTGCCGCAACTGGATAGCCGATGTTCTAGCGTCAGTACCGGTACGGGTCATAGCGGCGATAGCCGCTGCGACTTCGTGGAATTCGATTCCCATAGCAGAAGCAACAGGAATGGCTTTACCAATAGCAGGGGCTAAACGGTCGGCTTCGACTTTACCTTCACGTACAGCAGCGGTAAGAACGTCTACTGCTGCGCTTCCTGATAAATTTTCAGCGCCATATGCGTTAACGGCTGAAGTAGCAGCGTCAGCAACAACTTTTGTTTGGCCAAGTCCAACAGCGGCACCTTTAGCGGAGGCTTCCAAAACTTCCATGGCTGTCGCTCCACGTAAACCTGCTGAGGCTACGAAGAACATGGCGTCTGCGAGTTCTTGAGGGCCACGACCAGTAACTCGTGAAGCGTCTTTTACAGCGTCAGCAAATTGTTTTACCGCTCCAGTACTCACACCCACCAAGGCTTCAATTTTCATCATTGATGATTCAAACTTGGCAAAAGCGGTTAAAGAAGCGGCCCCTATAGCAAGAAGTGGAACCCCTAAGAACTTAAAAAGATTTCGTCCTGTTGTTTGGGCACGGAAAGCCAAGGTATTTAAGTTGTTGCTAGCATCACCAAGGACTTTGTTGGATTTTTGAAATCCAGTCGTCATTTGGTTGGTGCCCTTGGTGATTTGACCGGCACCAGCCATAACCCCAGAGGGATCTAAAACAATGCTTTGTACGAGAGGTGGTAACTGGACGGCCATTACACCATTCTCCTCTATATTCGCTTACGACTCAAACGCTATTTTTCAAGTGTAAGTGGACCATCAGTTTTATTAGATAAATCTAAGCCACCCATCGTGCGAGCCCATTGAAGAACAGAATCTTTATCTTTTGTTTTCTTATTCTCTTCTTTATGAAGAGTAACAGCCGCTATGACTTGGGCTGGGCTTGCTTCCCAGAAGTCTGCGTACCTTTGGTTTGTTTGGCACCAGGCTGAGATTGCTCGTTCCCAGGGGTATGCGAAGTACCCATCACTTCGTCTGTTGCGTCTTTCAGATCCAGAATCGCCTCTCCGAGTTGCGTGTTCAGCATCTTCACCTGCGAGTCCACTGTCACCTCGGCTTGCTTTAAGAGTTGACTCGCCACGTCGGGGTCCACGCCGTTTGCTAGAGCCCATGCAGTGCCAATTGCATTGCTGTACTCAGGCAACCTCCCCTCTATTAGCATTCCCCCTACTTTTTCGATTGGTTCCAAGACACAAATAGATATTGTACGTCTTAGTGTCGAAATAGGTTTTTCTTCCATGGCTTCTTGCCAATTTTGAATACCGTCCCAGGCTTCTTCCATATCTGCAATGACATTATGGTTAAACCTAATGTAATAGGTATCTATTTCCATGTCCCCGTTAGAGTCGTAGATGGCGGTCCAATCGGTTTCGTCTTTCCTCACCTTTGCTAATCGAATAGGGACACCTTTGTTGCGTAGTACGTCGGGTGTGTAATCCATATGTACACCTTACCCTTAGACGTGGCAAAACGAGGGCCTTTCGACCCCCGTTTCGCTATTTTCGCCCGCTTAGGAGTTAGTTGAGACTATTTAGAGAGTTTCCGCAGTCTCAGCGAATGAAATTTGTCCGAACCGAACTGGTGTACCAGTAGGCTTAATCGCTTCTGCCGTGAAGTTCGGGGTGTTGAATGTATCAGTAGAACCTGATACCAACGAACCACCAGTCAACTGGCATTTTTGAAGAGTAACCACAACAGTGGCTAGTGCATCACCAGCAGCCTGAAGGTCATCGATAAGAACACCAATCTTGAAATAAGGAAGCGATGTGTCATCGATTGGCATGGTTGCTGTTTCAGCATCACCAGAGCCGCCTGTGGTTATTGTTTGGTTGAGCAAAACACCCAGAACATTCATTGAAAGTTCGCTGTAGGTGCAAGAGAAGTTCATACGGTCAATCTTGCCTTTTTTAGCAAGAACAACGCCGCCGTCGCCCTTCAACTCGTTGGTTATAAAGTTTGGTTCCAGGGATATTTCCTGAATACCAGGCACATCGACGCCGGTGCCATAAGTTGTTGCGCTAGCGGCAACATCTGTGGCAAGCGGATAGACCATACAGTCCTTAACGTCGAAGGTAATTGTACTGGTTGAGACAGCCATTTTTGATTACTCCTAAGTTTCCTTGTTAAATATGCAGGTTTCCCTGTCTCCCTATTCTGTCGCATGAAAATGAAAGTGTGAGAGAGGGTAAAGACTATCTATACTCATTAGCCTCGCTACATGAGAAATGCGTAGTGGTATCGTGTCATGTAGACACTTAACCGAGCCGAGGATAAGAAGGAAATGGATTTTTCAACCACTTTTAGTACAGCAGATAAGAGGGCTATGCTACAACGTGCTATGGCTTCATTAGAAAATGAGGTTCACGAAGTATCATGGCGAGCAGGACACGACCCTGACGATCTTTCAGTAGATTTTACAGCGCCTGCCGATGCCAATGGGAACACACTTGCACAGGATGTTCTTTTGGAAAAAAGCCTCGTAAAGTGGAAGGCTTGCAAAGCCAAATTAGATGCCCTCGGCTGAGATAAGGTAACCAAATGGCTTTAAGTGACGATCAAAAAGCAACTGCGAAAGCACGTGCTAAAGAACAATTGGAATACTGGATATATGTCCTTGGCTTGATGCTTCCAGATGTTCCAGATGATATTGATTCATCGTTTGTAATTCCTGTTGATTCAGATTCAGCACTATACAAACCATACGACTGTCTTAAAAAGATGGTGACATCTTACGAAGCACTCTAGGAGGCGGCGATGGACTTTGAATATAAGGACAAGCCCCTACCTTCAGTCCCCGCACTTACCTCTGAACGAACAGGTTTTATCCACGGGGATGCTCCTGCTAGACCAAAGCAAGGCGAAGGCGGGCATGTCTATATAGAAGGAAACCTGGAGGCCGATAGAGGGCCCGTACCGTCGCTTCTAAAAGGCCCAATATCAGGGATGCCTCAAAGCCCGCAAGACGAAATTGATGCGGTGTTAGATTTAGGCACAGAAGTACTTTCGGCAAACTATTGGGATAATTCACAAGGTGTGACAGATAAATCAGTCACGGACCCAATGATCGAAGCACGTGCGAAAGCAGCAGGACGAGCAGTCCATGTGCCTGAAACATTTGGTGCTTCTAAACACAGTGACAAGAAGTGGGACAGTGAAGCCCATGATGACGACATTGTTCGTTGGAACGGTGATTTGATTTGCACGGAAAGTGTTGAGGGTCGCTGGGTAGAGAATTGCAAGTTTGTTAACCCTGTTGGTATGGGAGCCCCATGGAACCAATCAGGCAAGATAGAAAGTGACCTTTTCACATGACAATTCGCAGTTTTACAGGAAGTGAAGGATCTATTTACAGTGCTGCAAAAGATGTCGAGCACCAAGAAGAAGAAATCGCTGTAATTATGGCAGTCCTAGGAATGGATCTCGGCACTATAGATACGGTCACGATTGATGAAATAATCACAGAAAGCCGTGACTTTTTTCCATACACAACTCTTAAGTCGGACGTAAAGCCGCTTATGCAAGGGAACAAGGTAACCGCTAGCGTCTCCGCTGCACATGGGGATGGGCGTAACTACCTTCATGCCGCCGAGTCGTGGATGAACGCAACGAAAACAAGATTAGAAGAACATGTTCGCCGTGCATTCCACTGGCGTCACCTTGCCAAGGGAGCGATGTAATGGCTGTGCAATTTGCAGTAACAGACTTATTCCGTAAAAACGTAGTCGCCCTTGCTCTCACTAAAACAAGTTTGTCGGACATGGACAAACTCATGTCAGGTGTGAGACAAGACTTTTACAACCATGCTTCCGACTATGTGAAAGCAAAAAACCCTGACAATAGGGCTATTGCAGGTGGTCACGATCCTTACTTTATGATGTACGAGATCCTTAAAGACATGCACCCTGAATGGGAGTCATATCTTTGGACAAGTGCGGAATTCCGCCACCTTATGTTCGATTTGGCAAACCCAACCAAAGTGTTTATGGCTGTCCCCGAAGGGTCCCATTTCACAATGAAACTTGTTGACCAATCCAACGGCAGAGACGTCACATTTCTGAATGGTTTGGATTTTGCAGTATTTGAAGATTGGTGGCCAACAAACGCTGAAGTAAGTTCTTACACCCCTCGATACTCAGTTATGGACCACGAAGACGTGCTTTCTGGGGAAGGGGCAGGCACTTATGACTTTGTTGAAGTGCACATGGCTCACTTATTAGGCGTTGACGAAAACTTAAGCGATGCGTACATCAACCTTCTTAAGCCAGGAGGCCGGATGGTTGTTGTGAACTCTGGTGCATATAAAGGCATGTACTTGAAGAGAACCATGCTTCACCACGAACATTACGAACCAAACATGGCGTTCCTTAAGCGTGATGATCTAGACGTAATCCACTTTCCTCTAGACACAGGGTTCACTGTCATAACCAGACACGCTAGTTAGCCCGAGTTTTACCCGCCCAGGCTTGTTTCATAGCGACACCTAAAGGTTCTGTTAAATACACATTTGTGGCTGTTGCCGCACGTTCAGGGTCTTCTAATGGGTCTGTTACATCTATTTCGAATCTCATATCGGGTGAACCTTGGCAATACCAACCCACGTGACTAAATCGTGTTCCGCTAGTGACGGTTTCACACTCATGCGCCCCCATGTAATTTGAAGGGAAGATCAGTAGGTCCCCTGCTTTTGGTTGATGGCGAATATCAAGGTAAGGGAAAACCAGATCACCGCCAGTAAAATCAGTGCCAGAGTTGTTAAAGAAAGTGAGTGTGCTTATCACAGTTCGAGTGGCGATTTGGTGTGTTGGGTGGGGTGCCCCATATTTGTAATCTGTGCTTGTATCTGCGTGAGCCCCAAGGAAAGAACCTGTCGGGTAAACCAAGAAGTGGCCTTTTATTTTCCACCACACAGAAGCAGCGGAGATCGGGAACCTGTCCATGTACTCGGCCGCACATAGATCCCGTTTATGTTCCAGTTCGTGGAGTAAAGGAACTATGTCAGGGCCAGGGTCACTATGCAGATAAGCGCAATGACGAGGCATTTCAGTAATGCCTTTTTCGTGGAAGAAGTAACCATTCCTATTTATGTACCCTTCTTCTCCAGTTAATGGGTCTTTGCCAGGGGTGTACATTGACTCCCACTCGGCTTGCGCTTGTTCTTCAGCAAACTCGCAAAGGGTTACCCAATCAACATCAAAGGCATCTTCATATAAAACAACACCTCCCCCTAAGTGTTTACCCGTGGTATTCATGGCCCTCTGGGACGACATAAGGTTTCACTTCATAGGGAGGATCAAGAGCGAAATCTTCACGAGGGTCGTGCCCTGTTGATGGTGCGTGCCCCCGTAAGTCTTCTTCGTAGCCGCCGTTATAGTGCAGCGAATCGAACATCAGTTCCCCCAAACCAAACCCCGCAGACCACGCAACTGCTAGTTGTTGGGCATCATAAACAAGCAAGTCTCCTTGCTCCCAATCCCACCATTGTTGATTGCGTGGGTCGCATTGATAATTGAATGTCCAGACGTTTACTTCCTGAATTTGTTCTTCTGTGAAAGACCCGACTGTTTCCATGTCCCAATGGAAAGGAGGTTCGCAGTCACTATTAAAACCTTGCGTCATAAGAATTTTGTGGCCAAGAAACCAATGATCTTGAAAAACAAGATGAGGGTGTTGAAGTTGCCCTTCTGGTAACCACACAACTTGCTTTTCAAGTTTGCGTGCCTCTTGCAGTCCTTCTTTCCATTTATCGGGTAAATCTAGGTATGCCTGAGCCATATCCACGAAACCAAGTCCCCCTGTAGTAGGCGGAGCGGTGTAGGTGTGCATATTGATCGACTTAACACGCAATAAATGTTCTTTGTAAAGGTCATCCATATACCAGAACATGAATGTTTGTCTGGTGGGTTCGTCGATGCCTGGGTAATAAAAATCGCCTGCTTCGGGAACTGCGCCCCCAGTGCCAACTCCATTCCACATGCTTTCAAAACGTGGCTTGAAGTCTTCATCCATCCATAAACAGTTTGGTTGGATCGAATGATCGTAAGGTTCTTCTGGAGTCGCTTTACCAGGGTTGTCATAGAAATGTGGGGGTGCGTCATTAAACCCTAAAGCCCAAATGACTTCCACAAAATCCCACCGCCCAAGATTCAAACCTCGGAACCCAAGAACACCGTTAGAAAAAAATTGTTCACTGAACTGTGCAGGGTCTCTAAGGATGTCTTCTTTTTTTACATTTTTTAATTCAACAATGGTGGCCACGCATCCTCCAATACTCCAAAGTTCTAGGCATGGACCGGTCCCATGCAGGCACAGTCATAAGCCCCATCTCGATCCCATCCACAAACTCCTGTGTCAACAGCCACCTAATTGGGTGAGCCGTAGTAGGGCTTTTCATGTCCATACTCAACTTTATCGAAAATACGACTCCCTAAGGCCCATCCACCTTCGAATGTGTGCATAAGGTTCCTGTTGTCCCAAATGAAAAGATCTCCTTCTTCCCATTCTCTGACATATAAGCAAGGGTGATCAGGGTCAAAGGCTTTCATCACGTCAAGGACCATAAAGTCCCATAACTTTTTGAACTGGTCATCATCGGGAGTGCCTTGCGAGATATAAGGGATGTTGGGATTTTCGAAATTTGCTAATGTCACGGAAATCCCTGAAAAAAAGACGCTTGTTCTTTTGCTAATAGGGTGTGTTCTTAATGCCCGATGATACGACCCTGCTTCTTCACCAAAATGATTATCTGTTGGGCTGTTGACGTCGTGATTTCCAGTGTTGTCTCTCCCTGCTGGATCAGAGTAATTCCCTGTTCTGTGGTCAAAATAAATATCGCCTTCTAACCATTCTTTTAGGTCATCAGGAAGCAAGTGGTAGAACATTTCAAGATCTAAAAGCCAAGTCCGCCCAGCGCCTTTTGGGACATCAAATTTTTTCATGTGCATACTTGTCAAAGACGGGGGTTCAGGTGAAAAAGGGAAATCGCTATGCCAATTATGTTTAGACTTTTCAGGGGTCATCCCATCAACAAATGGTGCCCCGTTTAGTTCATTGCCCTTATAAAGGATTCTGTGGTCTTCATCGAAAATTGTTCCTTCTTTGGGGTTACTGTCATCACCTTGGTAAAGAAGTTCCATAATGCGGATTTGTTCCATGAAATGCGGTGACAGACCCTTAAAAACAATCCCTTTATGTTCGACTAAAAGATTGGCATAGTGCACAGAGTCTTCATAGATTTCTTCTAATGAGGAAGTTTCCTCAGTGACAAAAGTACTCATGTCATATATTTCTTATCTGAATAGTCGATCTCCCACACCCATTCTAAACCTAGAGGGTCATCATCAAAAGTTTTGGCTCCAGGTTCGAACCAGAGTTGGTTTTGAAGCACTCGTTGTGGTTCATCTTCTTTTTCTTCGAGCCATTTAACAGAATGACAGACGGAGAAAAGATCAATTAGCACCACATCCCCATGTCCCCATTCATGCCACATGTGATTCTCGGGGTTTGATAGTTCCTGATTAAGCCAACCAGTGAATTCGCCCTTCATGTCCGAATCATCTAAATAGATTTCACGCTGTTGCCCGAAATCGCCAACAGGTAATTCGGTGATTGTTCTAATCACCTTCTGTCCTGTAACAGGGTGTTCTTGCACTAAGGGATGAGGGAAAACATTGACATATTGTTGCCCTGGGAATCCGCCAGGGGCAGGGTCATTCACTGGGTAAAGAAATGGACGGTTGGATGTCCCAACCACTTTTCTAAAATGTTCTCTATCGATGGGGAACCAGTTGGGCAAAGAAACCGTGTACGTGTTTTCTGCGTACTCTTTAAGATCATCGGGTAATTTTTCATACAATCTACCCATATCGATAAAACCCCCTTCACCTCCTCCTAAACCGTAAGAGGTCATTTCCCATATCCCTGAAACAGGTGGGTGTTCTAGGTAGTTGGATTCCAAGTGCCACGGGTTTATAAATTCGTGTGGACCATCCTCTATCCCGTTGTAAATGTCCCAGTAATGGACCTCATAATTAATTGACAGATCTTTGTCTGTCCCAAACCCATAAGCGTCCCTAAGAACCATCAACTCGTCTTGGTTGTAACCGCTGTTTTTGTAAACCACAACTTTTGCTTCATGGAAAAGTTTCCTTTGCTTAGTGGCAAACAAAAGCAGATCGTTAACATCTTTTAAGACGTGGAACTCTTTGACTCTCATGGCTCATCCAAACTCGGGTGCCCCTCGAACCTTGGCCCGATAGGTTCATCTTTTTCGTTTAACCCAGTGCGGATACCGTTCATCCAACTCCACTGGTCTTTCAACTTCTTTTCAGATTTAGCATTGTTGTAACTGATTCGTGTTTCCACATGGTCCAGGTCATCCCAGGAATTAGAGACGTTGAACTTGACTTGGCTTAGAAGGCTGTCTTCAACGATTTGGAAAAAAGCGAAAGGCATACCTTTAGGGAAAGTTATAGGAGTGTTTTTCTTGGTAATAACCCAATTCATGTTTACTTCATCGGGCCACCACCCAGGGACAAGGGCTGTCATGGGCGCTGCCCCTTCAATGAAATAATTGGGAGCACCGGTGAACAGAACGCTGTGCCCATCGGGTGGATTTATTGACCATCCTGTTGTGAAGGAAACAGTATTGATAATGCTTTGTTGCACGATAAACCGCTCATAGGAATGGGCTTCTCCTTCGAAAAGACACGTTGCCCCTCGCAGCACTCGTGGTATTTGCCCATTGCCTTCGTCTAGTTGGACAACTACATCTTGCTGGAGTTGTAACTCCCACCCGTGAACATTGGCAGCGGTTAAAGGCAGGCACTTATAAGCATGTTTGTTTGTGGTGTCGTCCATCCATTCTCGTCGTGGACGGCACTGTTGAAGAACCGGAGGGTTCCCATGCGCTCGTGTTAGCCGAACTTCCATCAGAGTTTAGGTAATTGGCTTTCTCCACTGCCTTGTTCAATCTGCCCGTCGTTCGAGGGAGAAGGTGGAGCGCCAGGATCTGTCTTGTGGTTTCGGTCGTTGTAGTCATACATAACAACGCATGAGTACTTCAGCCCACTCTCAATGGGTTTAGATTCATGGACGTATGGGTAATTTGAAGGGAAGACAACAACGTCATTTTTTTCGGGCGTGAATTTGATGTCTTGGTAATTCCAAACTAATTCCCCACCTTCATAATCTTCCCCACAAGTGTTGAGAAAAGCGACAACAGAAGTAGTGCACGTGTAGGAGAACCCATGGTCAGGGTGAGGCATAAAGTATTGACCTTCTTCATACCTGACAAAATTGGGGGCTTCGAAATATTCCAACTCTCCGATATTGAATGTCTTACTGTAATGCTCGACACATTTATGGATGCCTCCCATTACTTCTAAATAGACTTCTTTCAAGTCAGCAAAAGGACCTTCGTCAAGGTTGTTGAAGTACGGCAACTTCTCCCCGAAAGTTCCACCAATCTTAAAGTCTTTGCAATCCCTGTAATCCTTCATCTCTTCAATGTCGCCTACAGTCGCAGTGCTCCATTTGTAATAGTCGTGATCACTGTTTTCCAAACATGCCTCTAAGCGTTGGGGGAACTGTTGGTCTTTATCCCATACGTTCTTATATAAAAGAATGCAAGCGCCAGGATGGCCTACATACCCTGCTATATCAAAATCTATGTCCACTATTGTTCCTCCTCTAAGTTCAAAATTGTATAGAACGAAGGGGTTGTCCATCTAACCCCAGATTCAATTGGTTTTACCCCGTGTAAATAATTGATGTCGCCCGGATGGCATACGGCCATACCAGGTTCTATCTCTAATTCAATCTCATGCTGGGGATAATAAAACTGGCCGCCTTCAAAAGCATCGTTCCAATAAATGACCGAATTCAAATCATAAGTAGGGAAAGCATTAGGAGAACCGTCGTTTAATTGTTTATCTGCATGAGGTCGCTGCTCTAACCCTGGGAGCCATCTAACAAGAACTGGGTCTCTTCCGCCGACACGAATACCTTTGTGGTGATCTTCTATCGCCACTCTCATTTTCTCGACGTATTTTTCAATCATTTCGTATATGAAAGGGTTGACTCGTCTAATCGTTTGCCCCTCACATACACGATCCCACCAATAGGAAGCATCATAAATACAGACGCCGTTCTCGTCGTATTCAGTCTCTCGTGGATTGTCCCATTCTTTAAGATGAGGCAAGAACGAATTCATTAGTTCAAGATCTATAGGCTCCACAAAATCTTTGAAGATCATTATGTTGTCTACGGAATCCCCAAAATGCCCAGGCTTAATTAATGACTCTTCCATCCCCCATAGTGTACACCCGTTCAGGCCCTAGTTTTGCGGTTTATTGTAATGAGGGAACCCAGGAGGGAAGAACGGTGGGAAGTGAGGTGGGAAAAACGGCGGAAAGAACGGTGGAAAGTGAGGTGGGAAGTGTGGTGGGAAGTGTGGTGGGAAATGTGGTGGGAAGTGAGGTGGGAAAAACGGCGGAAAGAACGGTGGGAAAAATGGTGGAAAGA